GGCAATATGCCATCGCGGAAGACGACGAGAAGAACGTAGACACATTAGACAGGTGGTTTGAGATTACTGCGCTACAAGCGAAGAAGAAGTTCAACCTCGATGACGACGTTCTCCCAAAGATAGTGCAGGAAGCTTTGAAGAGCCCATCAACTTGGAGCAAGAAGTTCAAGTTTATCCACATGATTCACCCGAACGTGGACGCGGAAAAGGGATCTGAGCACAAGAAGGACAAGCCATGGAAGAGTGTGTATTTCCTTTCAGGCGGTGACGAAGGCGATGGATTCATCCGTGAAGGCGGGTATGACGAGCAACCGTTTGTTGTGAGCAGGTTCAACCGCTACGGGAACTCAGTTTACGGCACGGGGCCATGTCACCAAGAGTTAGGAAGGGGATATACACTTCAAGTTCAGAAGCGAGATTTTGTTGCACTTGGCGAGCGAATCACAAACCCAGGGTTTTTACGTTTAGCTGGACACGGCGATACGGACATCGACCCATACCGCACGAATGACATTTCAGAAGAGGAAGCAATCAATGGCTATCCAAGGGAGATCCAATACGCAAACAATGTTCAACTCCCATTTGAGCTATTTGAACGCGACATTAAGGAGCTAAAGGTAAGTCTCTTTAATGACCTCTTTGAACTTTTGCGCTCAGACATGCAGCGCGAAAAGACAGCATACGAAGTAAGCAAGCTCCTAGAAGAGCAGGTAGGACGTGCTGCTCCTACGTTTAACCGTCTAAACGACGAGGTGTTGTCAGTTTATCTCACCCGCGTATTCGGAATACTTTCTCGCAACGGACAGTTCCCGCGTGAAGCAGTTGAAGCCGTTGGCATTCCATTAGAGGGTAACACATACGAATTACCAGACCCTAAGATTGAATTCACGTCTAAACTTGCTATGATGATGAAGGCTGTTAAGAGCAACAGCGTTCAGAGCTGGATGATCGAGAACCAATTCTGGTTGAACCTACACCCTGAGAAGATTGATAACATCGACATCGACGGGCAGTTACGCGATAGCTGGGAAGACAATGGATTGCCGCAGAAACGCCTAGTCCCTACTGATGATCGTGATAAGTCACGTCAGGCGCGAATGGAGCAGGAACAAGGACTTATGGCCCTTCAAGCAGGCAAGGAGGCGTCTGAGATAGAGAAGAACATACGATGAAACAAGAAGAAGCGATTATTAGGGTGTTCGGGATTACGGGGGAACGTAACACAGCACAGAAGATGGTTTGGAAGATGGTGAAGGATGAAGCCCTTCGATCTTCCGCGTCTGAGCGTTCACGCAATGGAGGTAAGAGCGCACGGGATTTTTGTTTAACACTATATAAAACAACAATAAGGGATAACGATGAGTGAGGAAGTAGCAGTAGAAACGACACAAGTAGATGAATCACAGAGCACTGAAGCGCAACAAGGGCAGGAATCTCCTAGCACTTCTAGCACTTCTAGCACTCCTAGCATACTTCAGACAGAAACGGGGTCGTCCCCATTGGACTCGATCTTCTCAGAAGAAGTGATGTCCAAAATCCCAGATGGGCCACAGAAGAATTGGCTGCTGGGACAGAAGAGCGGCGATGGACTACTGAAGGGCATTGCTGGATTCCAGAAGCTTGTTGGACAAAAAGGATTTGAACGCCCAGCCGAGGGATCAGACGCGGAGGCTATTCAAGCGTTTGATGCAAAGATGCGTGAGCTAAAACAAGTTCCGCAAGATGCTGATGGGTATAAACTTGCACCACCAGAGGGTTTTGAACTACCAGATGACCTCGCTAGCTCGCTGAAGGAATACGGGTTAGAAACGGGTAAAAGCCCTGAAGAGCTAAACGCAGACATCGGTAAATTCGTCGAGATCAGGAATCAGCTTAATGAGATCGAGTCTCAACAACGAGTGCAGGAAGAAGGAAAAAAGCTGCATGAGGTGATTGATGGATTCGACAAGGGTAAGGGCACTGAACTTAGCAACTACCTTGTAAACTCAGGTGTGAACCTAGAAGACGGGGCATACGAGAACGCGGAGATAATGCGCTGGGTGAATAAGTCAATGGAGCTGGAACGCAAAGTTGCTGGCCTAACAGGTGAAGATGTATCTGTCGCCGTGAACAGCAGCAACGGATCAAACACACTGGACTCCCTGCAAACCCGACTCAGCGAACTCACCACAGGGGACTCAGAAAAGGCGCTAGCATTCCGCGACCCAATGGTAAATCGACAGCTTAACACCCAAGCAAAGCAAGAATACTTGGAGATCAACAGACTAATTTCACAAATTAAGCGTAAATAAACAAAGCGACTTGACACAAGTCGTTGGTTACCACATATAAGCACATAGCAATGGGACAAGTGCCACGCCCCCAGGAGCTACAGCCGAAGGCTAAGTAGACCCTATCTGGGCAACCGAAAAGCCAAGGATTAAACACTAATTCTAACTAAAAGGTTTTTATGAGCACCTCTACAATTCCAGAGCATTTCCCAGATACATATAGCAACTCCTTTGATATGGCGTTGCAGCAAGCAGACTCTCGTTTGCTTTCGGCAGTTATTCGTGACACAGTGTTGGGCGACCGTAAGTGGTATAACATTTACGACGAAACAGCATTTAAGCGCGTAACTGGACGCTACCAACAAACTCTCAACGACGATCACACCACTTCTAAGGTTTGGGTTCAAACCGAGAAATGGGACAACGCACCTCTCATCGATGAGTGGGACGACAAGGACTTAGATTCCATTGTTCTCCCGACCTCTGACGTGGTTATGGCTCAAGCCTCTGCGTATGCACGCCTAGCTGACGAAATTCTTCGTGACGCTATTAAAGGCACTCGCATCACTGGAGAAACTGGCACAACTACTGAGGCGTTCCCATCAGCTAACGAGATCGCAGTTGACTCCACTACTGGTTCAAACACTGGCCTCGATTTGGGCAAAGTAGCTGAAACAGCTCGCATTATGGACAGCTTGTATGTCCCTAAGAATGATCGCTACTTTGTTATCGGGTCTAAGCAAGTTGCTGACCTCATCAACAACGTGAGTGAGTCTAAGTCCCGCGACTTCGTGACTGAAAGCATTCTTAGCACTGGCACATTGCACGGCAAGACATGGCTCGGCTTCAACTGGATTCAGTATGAAGACCTTAGCACTGATTCTGGCGATGTAAGCGTTCGCGAATGTTTGGCATTCTACAAGCCGCACATTTGCTTCGGTGATGGTGAACGCCGCACGGACATCCGTGTTCGCTACGACCTGAGCGATGCCCTTGAAGTTCGCACACGCACGCGCCTCGGTGCTTGCCGCAAGCAGAACTCCAGCATCATCATCAACTGCGAGGAAGCGTAACCCTTAACTAAGGAATAACTACTATGGCTACACTTACCACAAACATCTCAGCAAAACAAGCTGACCCTAAACCGAAAAACATGGTTAGTGGGAAAGAACTGACTCCGAACTTCACCATCATCCCAGTCACTTATACGACTACCTCGACTGATGCGAATGCGGATACGATCAATCTCATTAAGCTCCCTAAAGGCACTAAGATTCTTAGTGGTTCTTCGTATGTATATTCAGGAGCATCTACTGCTGGCACGTCTTACACTGTCACAGTTGGAGCTAACGCAGACGTAGACGCACTTTCAACTGCTATCGACATTGATACTGGCGGTAAAGTTGCTTTTGCTCTTACGGGCGTTGTTGAACTCACCTCAGAAAGTTATGTAACTGCTACTGCTGCTATCAGCGGAGCCGTTCCAAACGACGTTCCAGTTGTGTTCTACCTCGCGGTAATTCTTCCGTAATTCCCTCCTAATCCCTAAAGGGGGAGCGCGGGTTTAATCCCCGCCTCCCCTCCTTTTTATATATGGCTACTTTATCTAATCCACTCACGGCTAACGATGATTACGTTCCAAGTTTCCCTGTATATGCGGGGAAGCGGTATGTGTTCACGGTAGACGGGACGTTTGACACGTCAACAATCGCCTTGCAGTCCGACACGGGCTCTGGCTTCCAGACTATCACAGGGGCATCCTTCACGGCATACGGTTCTATTGTATGGACGGCGGATTCCCAGAAGGTAAACATTAACGTAAGTTCTGTAGGCGCTGGCACAAGCGTTTACATCACCATGGCAGAAGTTCAGTAATGGCGAGCAAAACGGACATTCTTAATCAAGCATTAATTCGCATTGGGCAAGAGCGCGTCAACGCAATTGACGACACTACGTCTAATACGGCTAAGGCCGCGAATAGCATTTTTGATGATACTGTCCGTTTTGTATTACGTGAGCACACATGGAACTGCTGCACCAAGCGGCAGACACTTTCACAAAGCACCACAATCCCTGACTCCTACTGGGCGCATCAATACGCGCTCCCTGCGGATCTCATTCGTCTAGACACCGTAAATGGTGTCACATCAGCGGACGGATACATTCAGGACCTGTATGCGGTTGAGGACGGCTACATCAGAACGGACGCGGAAACGTGTGCAATCAGTTACGTGGAGTTCACAACTAACACAGACGTCTTTGATTCGCATTTAACGATGTGCATCATCCTATACCTCTCGCACTTAATGCAATTGCGGATTGGTAAGGACGTATCGAAAGCGCAGATGTTTTATCAGATGTATGAGCGCGAGCTACGAGAAGCGAAGCGCATTGACGGGTCTGAGAAGAAGAAGCGCATCATCCGCAACCACCAACGAAGCAACTGGGTCAGAACCCATAAACTCTACTCATCTTGAAGTACTCGCGTAAAGTCCAGCTCAATTCAAACACTGGCTTAGTAGGACGTAAAGCGCAGGCTAGGATTGACTTAGAAAAGAACCAATACGCTCTTCGGGAATGCGAGAACATGCTTCTCACTCCAGAGGGCGTTTGCGTTAAGCGACCTGGCACGCTGTATGTAGACAACACGGCGTCGGACAACCTCGCTGTGGGACATCCGTTCCAAGCTGACATCACGACTGGATTCAGCGCGGTGTTCACGCATGAGCGAATTGATGTATATAGCGACGGTGGGACTACTCCCCTTTCCTCGATTACGAGTTCACCGTATGTAGAGGGAGACATCAGAGACCTGCAAGTGAGACAGGTGAGGGACGTTGCGATCATTACGCACCAAGACTACGCGCCCCGTGCGCTGGTTAGATTAAGCGACACTGATTTCCAGCTACGCGCAATCGTGTATGACTTGCCTGCGTTCAGAAATGAGAATGTGCATCCTGTGATGATTACGCCGTCTGCTCCAGCATGGGCGACGACAACCCCATATTTTGTAGGGAATCATGTTCTTGAGTCTGGAGTTACATATGAATGTGTTACCAAACACACGGCAGGCACTTTTTCTACGGATCTAGCTGCTGTTAAGTGGGTTGTCACAACGTCATTAGGCGCAGGAACATCATGCATCCTCACCGCATCTACTGCTGCGTGGGGAACTGGGGTTCCTTACGTTCAAGGGAACTACAAGCAGAACGGGACAAACATATACATCTGCCTCAGTGATCACACCTCTGGGACATTTTCAACTGACTTAGCATCAGGACTTTGGGAAGCAATTGATGTCTTTACATCAAGCAATGTGGCAGGGCATTTCCGCTTAGGACATCGCAGAGAAGCCACAACGATTGAGCTTCAGATGACGAACTCAAGTGGCGTGATCGTCGCAGGGAACACAACCTCTGGTAATTTCAGTGGTGGCGGTGGCCACATTGGAAATGTTTTTGAAATCCTTAACCGCACGAACCAGAACACCGTGACGGGAACAGACAACTTCTCGCCGTCCTCTAGCACGATTGAAAGCGTAGGAGACGTGAGGTTCAGAACAACAGGCATATGGGGCGGCACAATTAAGCTCATGGCCTACAACGAGAACACGCTGACATTTGAAGCCGTTCGGGAATGGAAGAGCAATGGGGATGACAACAAAGACGAGATCATCACTTTTGATAAAGAGACCAAGCTTAGGCTGGATTACACATACGCAACTCAAACTGCTAACTCAGGGAACATGGAAAGCTATGCCTATCTTGAGGTCAGTGATGCGTATAGCTACGGATACGCGAAAGTAACAGCATACACAAGCGCAGTCGCGGTTACAGCTACGGTAATTAACGGCTTTAACGACACCAGTTCAACAGATGTTTGGTCTGAGGGGTCATGGAGCGCAAGACGCGGGTTCCCAAGAACTTGCGACATATTTGAACAACGGATTTATTATGCTGCGAATAAAGATCAGAAGCAAACCGTGTGGGCTAGTGTTATTGGAGACTTCTTCAATTTCGACTACGGAAGCGGAGAAGATGACCGCGCATTTACGCAGGAAGTCCCATCAAACGAAGAGAACCCTATTGAATGGCTTATCGGCCAAAAAGTGGTTCTCCTTGGGAATGGCAAAGACTACGGCGCGTTAAGCAGCGGAAGTGACGACGAACCCATGAGCGCAAAGCTCTCTAATTACAGGGTTCAAGAAGGGCTTGGCTTTAGTGGCATTAAGCCAGAGATCATTGGGAGTGCATTACTCGCCGTTGAACGCAACGGACGCAGGCTGCATGAGATTAGGTTCGCCTTTGATGCAGGGACAGCAGGGGGCTTTGTTTCGCGGAACGTGAACAGGCTGAACGAAGAGCTGTGTGAAAGCGGCATCATAGACATTGATTACCAACAACTTAGGGAACCATACATCTACTGTGTGCTAGCAAACGGCGAGATGGCGGTTCTGCACTACAACACCCAAGACAATGTAATCGGGTGGTCAAAATTTACAACATCTGGGGAATACGAATCCGTATGGGTTCTGCGCGGAACAGACAACGACGTTGTGTATTGCACGGTGAAGCGCGTGATTAATGGCGCAACAGTTAGATTTATTGAGAAGTTCAACCCAGTTACGTGGTCGGCGCAAGAAGATGCATACTTCGTGGACGCGGGTGTGCAATACTCAGGAATCTCTGCAACGTCCGCTACGGGCCTTGGACATCTAAATGGGGCTACGTGTAAGACATGGCTAAACGGAGGCACTGGAGACGACGTGGTGCCTTCTGGCGGGGCTGCTACGATAGACGAAAGCACCTCATACGCTGTTGGACTCGGATTTAGCCCTCGATGGAAGCCATTGCGCCTGGACTACGACGCGGCATCTGGTGGAACACAGGGACGGCAGAAGCGAATTGCCGAGGTGGATATTGATTTCATTGATTCGCACTCAGTATTGTTTGAGCAGAACGACGGGGACACTTCTGTAATTAAGATTAGAACGAACTCTGACGTGATGGATAAGCCGTATGATATGGCTAGTGGGTATTATAGATTAGACATAAACCCCACACACTCAGAAGATTACGACAGAAACGACCCCTTTGTTGTGATTACCCAAACAGCACCAGCACCCCTCACCATCGCTTCTCTCATTATCGAATACGGGATTGAATAATGCCATTCCTAGCCATAATCGCCGCCGCTCTATCGGGAGCATCCGCTGTAGCAGGGGGCATTGCCCAAAAACGCGCACTCGACCAGCAAGCGAAGGTTAAACAACGCCAAGCCGAGCAGCGTGAGATGGAGGCTAGTGAAGCCATCCGCAGGGAACGCCGTCAGAACAAGGAACTCCAGGCGCAAAGCCTAGCGCGTAGAGCAAAGAGCGGGGTTGGGCTAACAAGCGGGAGTAGTCTCCTCGTCGCAGCAGAAGAAGCATCTAGACTTGAGCTGAACGTCCTAGACTTCGCACGACAGGCAGAAACCGAACGACAGGGACTCATCTACGAGTCCAAGAGTTTGAAACACCAAGGAAGCGTAGCAATGAGCACAGGCGTCTTAAAGGGTGCAGCGTCGTTGTTCTCAGAGGCAGTAGACTCTGGTGCGTTCTCTGGGTCGGATGTCGGAGAAAGCGTTCCAGCTGTCGAAGAAAGCGTTTCAACTATGGCGGCACCTACCAAAAAGAGTTCTAATCTTGCTTCTCTGGTGGACCGGATTGGCAATTACTAGAATAACGCCTAATGCTCGACACGGGAGTATACGGTACAAATAGGATTTCATAATGGCTAAAATAACACTACCACCAATTTCAGGGAACGTCAGAGCTGGGCTAATCAACTCTAACGCACAGCCGAACATGGGCCTAGCGCAGGGACTTGCTGTGGCGGGGGAGGTTGTGGGGCAACTGGCAGAAAAGCAGGAGAAGCTGAAGACTGAGAAATACAACGCTCGCGCTACGATTGCTAATTATGACATTAAGGCAGCGGATGAAATACTCCTTGATACATACAACGCCCAACGAAGCATGGTGGACATTGATGACCTAGATCCAGACAACGACAATGGTCTTTGGTCTAGGCTCGTAAGCGAAAACGAACCCATTTTCAATAAATCTATCACTAGTCTTAATCCACAGGATCGTGAGATCGCTATAGCAAAGCGAAACTCAGAAATGGCTGTTCTAAAGCAAACGGTGTCAAACGATCACGCGGTTAGACTAAATGACATCCGAAACGATAGAGCCGAGTTTGATTACGAACGCAACGTCATTTCTAACCCCGAAGCAGCAGCAGCGGCGAGGGCCGACATGGAGGAATCCAATAAACAGGGAGCGGCGCTAAGAGCTGATGAGCTGAAACAAACAGCAGCGTATGGCTACGCAACTGAGGTAGCAAGAGCAGCAGGGACTCCCGAAGAGATTGCCCTTGCACAGAGCGTGTATGAGGAATATGAAGGGTTACTGGCTGGAGGACAGGCGTTCAATGTCAGGGTTCAAATCAAGAAGCAAACAGATGAGCACCAATTAAGAGTGCAAACGTTCAAAACTCTAGCAACGGGCAATGCCATCAACAAAGCGGAAATTGTTTCAGAAGAAGTTCGCAACAGGATGATTGAAGACGGGGTTGCGACAGCTGAAGAGATTGACGAAATTAATAAGCTAGCAACTACAAAAAGTGAGAGTGATAAAATTACTAGTGCTGGTAAAATTTGGATGAAATCCCCTATCAGCACGGCGACCAAAAAGGGCATTGAAAGAATTTTCAGTACTATCGAACCTGACTCCAATCCAAATGTCAATCGAGGGAAGTGGGCGGAGATCAACGATTACATCGATTTAAAAGTAGACAATTTGTATGCTAGGGTTGAAATAAAGAAGTATGCTCTCCAGTTGTTGAGTTTAGCCACAGGCAAAGAGGACTACACTCCATTTTCAAAGCACTATGGGCAGAAGGTGGAAGCGCTGGGAGATGGCGATGTTCAAGATGCGGAATACTTGTCCTACCTGAACACGGGAATCGAGCGAACGGTCGCGATGTTTGATGCGAGCGGTATTGATGCTGACATTTCATTCTTTGGAACGCAGATGGAGGAAAGACTCGCAAAACTACTATTATATAACCGTGACCCTACATCAGACCAGCTTAACACTCTTTATTCAGAAGTCATAACAAGCGCAGCGGCTGAAGCGTTTTTTGGTGATTCTAGTCGCCCTCCTAAAAACATCATTGATTTGCTCAAAAAAAACCCAGATAAAGCTGATGACTTTGATGAGCTATATGGTGAGGGCGCATCGGATATTTACCTTAATTTATAATGGCTAACTTTTTTCAGCAGACCTTGGACGAGCAAGAACCTTCAGCTCCAACTGGCGGAGAAAAGGAAACTGGCAACCAGAATTTCTTTAGCGAAGCTATTCAACCACAGCAAAGTGCCGCTGCGTTGCGTGAACTGGTGAATCCGTCTTCGCTATTTGATGGAATCAAGCCACAGCATGTAGACAGAATAAGAAGCATTATCGGGAATGAAGAAGAGTCCAAGATGCGCGTTGCTTCTTACATCGCCAAAACGAACAACATTCCATTTAGAGCAGTGATGAGTGAGTATGGCGCGTTTGCAACCCAGTCTGGGTTTGAAGGCGACAATGCTACAGCGCACTACACTTCTCTCGTCAACAAGCTCGGCAAGCAATGGCAGCACATCAAGAAAACAGAGGAAGTCATTGGTGCTGAAGGGTTTAAGGGAACGCTGCTACAAAAAGCGATCCCAGAATTGCGCTCAAACATCGAGCTACTTTCTAATCCTAGCAGAATTAAGTCTTACCTACTGGCGACAAAAGAGGGTGGAGCTCAGGTTCTTTATGGAGCCTTCATGCCTGGGGTTAATAGATTAGCTGGTGGAATGCTTAATTTCACCACCAGGAATTTTGGGGTGAGCACTGATTTCTTTGAGGAAAACGCCGAGTTCTGGGATCAGTATGCTGACAAGCGGCAGATGGATTCTAAGGTGCCTCCAGAAATCCAAGACAGCATTTATGGAAAGATTGCAGCAGGCATTGGGGGATTGCCCGTATTTGGCGTCATGGCGACGACTGGGGTTGTTGGAACAGCCGCAATGGTATCTTCGATGTATCAAGAGGGTGTTGACTTCTACCGCAACGCGATACCAGAGGAAGACCGAAGCGCAACCGGGGAGTTCTTTTTCTCACTGACCTATGGCTTTGTAGGCACAAGGCTAGAAAAGATTGGTTTCAAACAGATGCTTAAGCCGTTGTTTGAAACTGGCAAAAAACTAAGCTTAAGGCAAATAGTGAACAGGCTTTCTGGTTTGCCTGTCGCAGCTGGAACCGAAACAGTGACAGAGCTATTGCAGCAAACGCTTTTGAACGCTGAAATGCTATTCATCGATCCAGACGCAACAGCCTTTGGTGAGGTGTTTGAACTAGAAAATCTTATTGTGACTTCCGCTGTTGCTTCATTTGGATCTGGTGTTACGACCTCGATGGGTGTTATTAGCGACATTTCTGTCGGGTTCTACCCTAATCCGCTCACAAAAGACGGACACGCGCCAACAGCGAACTTTATCCACAAGATGGTTGAGCGTGAGGGACTGGACGCAGTGAAGGAAAAGTTTGACGATTCAGACCCAAGAAAGGAACTTATTGACGACATTGTTTCCGACAATGCAAATGTCCGGATTGCCGCAGAAGCAAGGATGGAAGAGCTTACTGCGCCGAACCCAGACGGACGTGCGCTGGACATGGATGATGTGCTAGGCACATCAGAAGAAACTAAAGCCATATATAAGCGCTTCCTTGAAGCAAATGAGCGCGACGAAGCAACTATCCCAGAGGGCGAAGCAGACCCGCTCCTCACTCTTACAGAAGAGGAGTTTGCCGCACTCGAAACCCCAGAGAACATCGAGGTTGAGCAAAACGCAGCAACAGTTGATGCAGAGGCGAGAGAAGACATCAACTTCACCAAAGAAGAAGAAGCACTTTTCGAGGCAGAACTACAAGAAGAGCTTGGTGCTTCACCAGCAAAAGCAGACAAAGCTGCTGCTAGAGCCAAGTTTGCCGACCGCATTGCAACTGTCCGTCAAAAAGCTGTAATTCAAAAGAACAAGGAGCTTAACAGACTGAGAGAGTCCTCTGGGAAAAAACTGGCTAAGGAAGTTCACAAGCGCGTTCAGGAAGTCAAACGAAGGTTTGCTGAAAGAGCAGACCTAAATGCTTCAATGAAAGAGCTGGAGGCAATAGTTGAGCGTCTCCCCAAAACTCTTCAAGACAAAGGTATTTCTAAGTTCGTTAAACTAGCAAAACTAATAAGCAAGGATGCACAGCAAAACTTGCTCGATTCTACGGCTAGTCATGTTGATAGACTGCTTGATGTTTATAGACTCAAAGAGGCTAAGGCCGCGTTTCAGTCAAAAGCAAAGACACTCAAGAGCCAAGTAACAGCGGCGCAGCGAGGAACTAAGTCCTCTAGTAAGATATTGGATTATAACAACAGACTACTCTCCTTGATGGGGCTTGGTGATTCAACGGTCAGAGACGACGTTCAGGCAGAGCTTGAGGCGCTTGAGCTACGCATGGAAAACGAAAGCTATGTTGAGACAGATGATGACATCAGAATCCAATATGAAGCCAGCATTCTAAACGTAGAACAAGAAGGCTTAACTACAAAAGAATATGAAGACTATCTTGACGCACTAAACCAGGCTGAAGCTACTGGTCGTCAAGAGTGGGCTGAAAACAAGAAGCGCCAAAAACTGAAAGCAAAGGCAACTACCGCTGCTCTGCTAACGGAAACGCGAGACAGCCAGAAAGGCAAGGCATTCATGAACATTGACAGCGGAAGGAAAAACCTATCAGATCCAGAGGCGGCGAAGAAACGAAGCAGTTGGATTGAATCCCTAAAAGAAAAACCCAAAGACATATTAGAATATAGAGCAATTGCCACTCTTCTTTCTAGGGAAAAGATGGGCAGGTGGCTTAAGTTTTTTGATTCAATCGCCGACAAAGCGGCCCACGCTCGATCAAATCAGCACATCTTTAGGGATATCATAGACTCCCTAGCAAAGAAGCTAAAGGTTGATCTTGATGTAATTGGAGCTACTTTTCTGATGGAGCTGAACGGTCGGGACATAAGCATACACGACGCTATGTTCATATATGCGCATAGCCAAAACCAGCGTGGACTTACGCACCTCGCGAACACAAAGTTCGGCCCTCGCGGGAAAGAGGTATCTATACGAAAGGAAATTGATTCTGTAGTTGAAGCACTTCCACAGAAATACAAAGACGTTGTAGACGCGATCATAGATTACCACGACATCGTAATGTTCCCTCGCATGAGCGATTTGCATAAAAAGCGATTCGGTATATCTATGAAGCAGGAGTCAAGGTATATGCCAATTCGCGCACTGTTCACAGGCAGCGTGTTCACGTCGCTATCTGCTGACCACATGGACTACTCTAAGCTAAGGATGTCCAACCAAAAGGCTCGATCTGGTTCAAAGCTTGGGTTTAGCGAGTTCAATTTTTTAGGAGATGTTCTTCATAACAACTTTATGAGTGAGCAAGCAATTGCTTTGTATGACAGTTTGGCACTAGCCGACTCCGTGTTGTCGAGTAGAGAAATACAAAAAGAAGCAAATGCGATCAGCAGTGAAATCATTCCATACATCAAGGCGTGGCTAACTCGTCTGGGGCGTGGTCGGATGAAGCCAGCCGATACGATTATTGAAAGGGTCGCTAATTCGATGAAAAACGGGGTTAGTCGTTTCTTTGTTTCAATTAGTCCAAGCTCATATTTGAAAATGTTTGGCCCTTTGTTTGCTATGGGGAAGGATGTAAAGGCGTCTCGGATCGCTGCATCTACATTCAAAAATCCCATGCGCGTCATCAAAAAGGCTAAGTCCATTAGCAACATGATGAAGACAAGGGCGCATACAACCCGAATTGTCACAGCAGAGCTTGCTGAATCTAAGATGCTTAGAACCCCTCAAAAGTCCCTTGGGGTGCCAGTCCTTGCGAAGGGCCGTGTTTTGGCAAGTGGTACGGCCAATGTTGGGTATTTCTTTTTTAATGCATTAGATGTTTATACCACAGGAATCGCATGGGACGCGGCATTCGACCAAGCTAAAAACCGAGGAGATACAGATGCCGAATCAGCACGGTTCGCAGATCACATGGTGAACACCTACTTTCCGTCTGGAGCACTTGAACAAATGGCCCCTATTTTTGCAAACGCAGGTCTCATAAGACAAATAGCAGTATTCACTGCGGATATGAATAAAATATTCAATCTTGGATATTCAACCACACAGCTAAAAGACAGGAAGGTAGTTGAAGCCATCCTATTTGTTGCATTCCCTATTTTTGCGTCCTCTTTGTATCTTGCATTAACGGACATTCCAGAGGACTGGCTAAAGGAAGCACTTGGTCTAAGGGAAAAGCCTAAAAATAGGATGCAAAGATATGCTCAGGACACTGCAAGGTATGCAACATCGCAGTTGTTTGGAGGCGTTCCATTTGCTGGACAATCCATGGAGGCGTTTGTTGCGAGAACAATAGGTGACGATGCCACAGCCCGAATGCTTTCAAATCGCAGCATGATTTTTACCGTTCCACTTCAGGCACTAGACCAAGGCAAGCCAGCAAAAGCAATTCTCTCAGCGACGGGCGCTCCAGGAGGAAAGTTCTACGCCGAACAAATCGACGACTACATCAAAGAGATGTTCGACTAATAATTTTATTGATACTCAGTCTCATTTAATATAAGGATTACAGAATGACAGTTCCAGCAGAAGCCAAAAAGTGGGATCAAGTGATTATTGCCTCCGCGACCGCCGCCGTGAATACGGGCATTTATGCCACCAATAAGACGTGGCTTTCTGTCACCCGAACCCGCGCTGGGGTAGACACCGTGCTTTCCGTGGACACTGATTACACAGTCGGAAGTCTCGGAGTATCAGGGGGTTGCGTGCTTACGATGGTCGGGCAGGCTGCTAGCGACATCATCACCACGGTGCTTTCCGTCCCAAGTGGGCAGTTTTCTACATACCCAACAGGCGCGACAATTGACGAGACTGAGATTGAGGCAGACATCGACGAGCTGGAGCTAAAGATTCAGCAGGTTGACGAAAAGTATGAGCGAGCATTTAAGCTCCCCGTGACAGCCACACAAGCGCAGAGAGACGCGGCCACAATAGATACCAGCTCTACGGTTGGATATACATTTCAGATTACGGCAGCGAACACAGCTGACTTTGCGGCACCAGTGAGCTTTGGCGGAACCGAGAAAGTTTATAGCTCTGTTGGGGCTATGAAGGCAGCAATAGGACTTACAGTGGGCGCGAGGGCTGTCGTTCTAGGGGAGGCAGAGGTCTTTCAGCTGACAAACGAATCCGTTGGAGTGGTCACATCAACCATTGGCACCGAGATTGCAAGCGACATAAGTGGGGTTTACTGGAAACGCTTATACAGCGGCCCAATCAATCCAATCTGGTTCGGCGCAGTAAGCACAACGGACGCCTTAATCTCAGGCGGCGTCGCCACCGATTCAGCAGCAGCAATCAATGCGGCTTTGCTAGTTGGTAGCATTCACTTTACAGCAGGAAGCTATTTAGTCTCCAGTTCAATCACGGTGCCATCGAATCGTGTGGTGTCTGGAGATGGCGTAGGAGCGGTGACAATCACCTCAGACGATGACTTTGAGACGTTTAAGAACGCTGACCCTACTGTTGGGAATACGAACATGGAGTTCTATGGGTTCACGCTAAACACCACTTTTACATACGGAGCCGCGTTTTCGACCCCACTGCCAAACCCTGTGGGCATACGGATGAACGGTGAAACATCACTAGGCGAGAAAGCCATAAGCGACATACGCATCCATGACATCCACTTTAAGAACCTACGCATCGGTATCAGTCTCTTCAACATTGATGTAGACAACATCAAGCGTGTCGGCGATGTGCTAATTACGAACATCACTGGCAGAAACCTCTATGCTGCGCTGGCGCAGCTAGACGGTAAGGATATTGTGGTTGAAAACTTCTCTATGGAAGTGGATGCCGATAAAACGTCTTTTGATTGTTTTGATATTCACCAAGGATCTAATGTTCACATAAGCAATGGTTGGTGCCGAGGGTGTGATGAATACGGGTTACTCTCTCGGACATTTACTCAAGGCGTTACTAACGACGTATTTGTATCTAATTTTCTTATAGACGGGGGGCGAGGGGTACTTATTTCAACCGAGGGCAATTCTTCTGTTTTCACGGCAAACGCCGGAACGGACACGTTCACTTGGGTTAGTAAAAACGTAGGGGCAAAAACAACTGAGCATGATTTACTAGACGGGCAAGTTGTTCAATTTGTGAACTCTGGAGGTGCTCTACCAGCGGGTTTATCGGTCCTAACGGACTACTATGTCATCAACAAAACAACCACAACGGTTAAGGTAAGTGCTACCTCTGGGGGCGCGGCGGTAAACATCACGAACGCGGGGACTGGAACACACTACATCCAACGCCAAAACACTGTTTCTGGATTTCACTTTAAGAACCTTAAGATTAAGGAAGGTCGATTCTGGGTATCACCACAAACAGGTGGTAAAGTCGAGCACGTCTACGGGGATGTCACAATTGAAGACAACAACCTAAGCAATCGAGCGGCATATTTCCGAAATATGCAATATGGCGATGTTACTGCGAGAATTTACAATCCTACTGGGAATGACACAGAGGCTTTTGAGTTGGATAATGCCGACGACCTTACGCTCCGACCAACTGGGGTTCTCCCCACCACATCTGGGGTTCCTAATCTGTGGGTGAAGAGCACTTGTTTGCGACTTAAAATCATTGCGCCGAACCTGTCGAACGGCGGCTACGGCATTTTGGCAAATGGCGGGAATGACTGCCAAGTTATCGGCGGTACATGTAGGGGTGCGGCCAATACAAGCGGGTCGCTCCGTCGAGACGCTACGCCGTCTGTGTCTGCCGCTGGAACTGGGTATTCTGACAATACAGGAGTTTCGGTTACGGGTGGGTCGGGGTCGGGCCTTACGCTAGACACAACACAATCAGGGGGTGGAATCGCTTCGGTGGTTATTAACGCTATTGGATCAGGCTACGCAGCCTCAGATGTCATTACTATCACGGGCGGTGGCGCAAATGCTACAATCACCCTAGCCGCTGACGATCTCGTGGAAGGGGACGGCATCGAAATCACAAACGGGGATATATGGCTCGTAGACGGAGTGAACCTAAATGACAATGACGGGTATGCCCTGCAAACACTTGGAAGTACTAACCACGGACGATATACAAATCTAAGGACACAGGGGAACAACGGGTCAAATGTTGACTTTGTGGACACAATCTTAACTGTGGGGCAGTTCTATGCCCGTGAAACATACAGCTTAAAAGCGACAAACCGAGGATCACCTTTCAATGTCATGGCAGGTGTAGAGTTCCAAGTGGTCGACCCAGAAATTGTTGTGTTCACTGCAACTAATGCGACGAATACTTTCAATGCCGTAGCTCACACATTCCTGAACGGAGATCGAGTGCAGCTCACAACAACTGGAACGCTCCCCACTGGTTCAGCTCTAGCAACGGACTATTGGGTCATAAACAAAGCGGCAAACACTTACCAACTCTCCGCAACCTACGGTGGTGGTGCTTTAGCAATAAGTAACGACGGGTCAGGGGTTCACACTGCTACACAGATCGGTGAAATCGACACACTTCCTGCAACCCATATCGGAGATCATGTCACCCTATACTTTAGCTCCGAGAATGATCTACGTAGTTCAGCAACTATTGCACTAGACTCCTCACCTACAACCTTTGCCGCAGGGGATGTAGCAAGACTTCTAAACTACAACGGCACAAACTGGAGACTCATAGAATAATGACAGTTGATTTTGCAACTACACCGGCTTTAACTACTTCCGCGTCCCCCTACTGGGGCTCGACGGTGAGCAAGCGGTTCATCAATACACTGAACCCTGCGACGGGAGGCTGGACATCAGGCGGCGCGGCAATGACTGCGGTGTATCTGAATGACCCGCTTACCCTGCATGCCCTAAGCAACACGGGCGTTACTTCGCGCACGTCTATTCAGATTGGTGAGGCGTTGGCAACCGGGGAAACCGTTCGCATCTTTGCTGACATTGAGTTCACGCAGGGGGCTGGGTTCTTATACCAATTTCGACACGGTGGGCCTGATGGCGGCATGCGTGCTGGCAATGGAACCGTCACGGCATCTGGGCAGCAATATGTAGACATGACCTTCACGGCAGACTCGGCAGACCCTCGGCTATGTATTGTGTGCGTGAACACAGAAACCAAGGAGTTTATTCTTCGCAGTCTAAGGGTGTGGAAGGTATGAGGCACGTTATAACATTTGTTCTAACTTCGGTTCTAACCGCCACCGCGCTGCTTGGGCAGGCACAACCACCTTTACTAATCGTATACACAGAGGATTAACATGGACTACATCATCAATAACTGGGAGTTGCTCGTCGGTATTATCGGCGGCCTCCACGTCGTAGCTAAAGGAGTTACGATGCTAACACCGACACCAAAGGACGACGAAGTTCTTGCCAAGATTTACAAGTGGTTTGACTTCATTGCCCTGAACATTGGGAGGACAAAAGAATGAGGCACGTATTACCCTATATCGTCTTCTGCCTCGTCTTTACGGGTTGTTCGACACTGACCAAGCATTCGGGATTCAAGAGCCTTGATGCGGTATCTATCGCCGTTGAAGCGGGTCTCACTGCATACGGACAGACACACGAATCTAGCTCCTCCTCATACGAGGACGTTAAGACAGCATACGAGGACTACCAGTTCGTTATGAACGCTGCCCTTGTGGTGGTTGAGCAGGACTACTCCGCGCCTCCCACTCCAGTCGTGCTGTTGTTTGCCTCAGAATTGCTCACTCTATTAGAAAGGTTTTCAGAATGACAGGATTACAATTAGCAATAGAACTACTGAAGCACATTCCGGCCATCACCCTAGCGGTGGAGGAGCTAATGGAAACCCTTGGTGACGAGGAGCTTACGCAAGAAGACATCGACCGCGTTCGCGCTAGAGTCAATCGCCCGTTTGAGAGCTTCTTCGAGTAAGCCCCCAAAATTAGGCGAATAAAGTTCGTGCAAATGATTAGTTACTTAGAGTATAATCCTCCGCATGTCCGAAGAAGTCCTTATACCCAATCGCAATTTCTGGCGAAACTCAGGGCTTCATGTCCTTCTAGCATCAATAGCTGGGCTGTTCGCGTGGTTTGTCTCTCAATCTGACTCAGAGGCAAGCTTTGCTGAACAGCTCCAGCAGTGCATGATTGATCAGAGGTTGCTCATTCAAGAAAACATCGCGCTGTCTGCCCTAAAGGATGATCGCGTTGCAGCTCTTATGGCGTTCGCAGACCGTTCGCCTTGGCCGATGTGGTTAAGGGAAGCGAATCTTATAACCCGCGCAGATCCCGTAATGCTGTGGGTGAATAGGGCATACTACCTAGAATACGGAATAGACACCTTCGCCTATCAGGGCAGAACAGACAGGGAGGTGTGGGGGAACGCTATTGGGGACTCCTTTGTGGAGCTAGACTGGAAGGTGATCGACGGCAGGAGACCCGTAACCACCCTAGAGCGCGTTCCCGTTGACCCCATGAACCCAGATGGCCCGATTAACTGGGTGATTGTTACGAAGTATATGGTGGAGAATCACGACGGAGCAAACATCGTGTGGGTAGGAGGCATCCTAGTCCCCGACAAGTTCGTGCGACTGGCAATGGATCACGCTTCCAAGTCCGGCATCACTGTCATCTTGGAGTAGCGGCGTTCCCTGCGAGCGCATAGTCGCTTGGCTTTCTTGCAGACACCTGGACGGGAGACATAGCACAGAACCTTGCGCCACGGGCTGAATACGTCGTGCTCAAACCACGATGCTTTAGGGGTGCGTCTCATTAGTCTTCTTCTTCAACCCAGTCGCCGTCTGGTTCAAAGGCGATCTCTTCGTAATTAACAGCGAGATTATCAGGGATGCCCCATGTTCTTACATAGGAGTCCATGACCCCGTGCTCTAAGAAGTTTCCTTGCATTGGGTTGTCATAGTCCATGATAGGGTCTTCCAACTCTCCATCTCTGACGCCTACTAGAAAAAACCCATCAGGGTAGTATGCCCTGAGCTGCTCTTTGAGATGTTCTATGGATAAATCTGTCATACAAGCATTCAATGCCCAGATTTGGGAGGTGGCAATAAAAAAACCCTCGTCCGAATCAACGAACGAGGGCTAGGGGTTTCTAGTTTAGAACAGGACTCTGACGAATCCTGTGGTGGTTTTTCTTTTATTAGCGATGCGCCTTGCGAGCGACGTTCTGCGTTTGGTGGGCATAAAGCCTGATAAAGTTACTCAGGAGGAGATATATACTTAGTTTTGTGCCCGTCAACCTTGAACTCGCGTTCAATCCATCCCTCTTTAATTAAGTCAAGGTATTTCTTCTTCGCCGTGCTAAAGGCGATGTTATCCCCGCGATCTTCTGCGGCCTTCTGTATGTCCCGCTTGGAAATCCACCCATCAGGCGGGGAGTTAGCCAATGGCATCTCGTCAAGAAGTGCTTTGAGTAGTGCGTCTGTTTTAGTTTTCATTTGTCGTTTAGTCGTTGCTAAAGTTCAGTGATTGATTTGGGTATCCTGCTGCGGTGGCCGCCTCATCTCTCTTTATCGCGGCCTCCTTCTCGCAGTCATAGGTTCCTAAATACTTCCTTTTTTCGTCGTCAACAATATAGGCAACCCACTTGTTTCTATGTTTTGAAACACCCCTATATTTTGATGTGGCTCCCTGCTTTTTTGTTTTGAACCCTAGATTATTTTCTTTGATGGTTACGGTGCGTAAGTTGTCTATGTGGTTGTCCATTTTATTCCCATTAATATGATCAACCGTAAGCCGCTCATCAAAGCTTGGATCAAATGCCCTAGCAACCTCCCTTCCGATGTTTATGTTTTTTCGTGTTCTAGTTCCCGTAGCGTATGTCAGGAACACACACACAGCTTGTGCCTTCGTGTGCTTTCTACTAGAATGCTGTTTCTGTGATGAAAGCCTAAGAAGTCGTTCTCCGTGGTAAGAAGATTTGCTGTTTTTCAGCCTGCCGAAGTTCGAGATTTCAAAGCGCCCATCATACTTACCGATGGGCTTCCATTTTTCACCCTCTATGTAGTCAACCGCTTTCTTTTTTTTGTTTGTTTTCATGTTAATTCCATTCCGTAGGTAAAAAGAACTTCCCGTTTGGCATCTTCTGTGCAAAGTGAACGTCGTGAAACCCCTTACTCTCATCAAGGAATCCGTAGGCGAATCCATTTTTCTGACGAAGGGTGCCGACATGCCCCCTGTTGTAACCCTGATCTATAGCGCAAGCACAGCCAACTGTATAGGATACGCTCTGGTCGAAGTTCGGGACATCAAAGCGTCCAAAGGCGTGAACGTGCCCCATAATGGCGGTGCCATACGCCCGTCCTAGTGCTGACGCTGAGTTCAGACCGTGGTTGTAGCCGTGCAGGAAGCGCATTCCCTCGTATTCAAAGACGCCACCTCGTTTGTCGTATGGCATGTTGTAGTCCGAGAAGCGCGTGATGGTGGCTTGCATATCGTCCAGCAGAGCAGATGCGTGTTGCCTGATCATTGCTTTCGGGGACTCTAGGAAGCGTTCAAGTCTAGGGTGGTCGTGATTTCCGCTCAGATACACCTTCTTGGCTGGATTGTATGCCCCAAAGAAGCGGCTCAGTGTGTCTTCAGCAGCCTTGAAGTCCTCAGTTGGATCGCAACATTGGTCGGCTTCGTCAGCGCCTCTGCGGTAGGCTCTCAAGTCCCAGTTGTCACCCATATGAATGAGGAGGTCTGGCTTGAAGTCGGTAGCGAAGTTGCAAGCGGCCTTGATCGTCGGGAGGTCTCGTAAGTCCCCGTGTGTGTCAGTCAGGATGACAAAGCGTTTCATTTTTCTTTTCATATTATTTGAACGTGGTTTGCACTACTGCGATTAAGATAGCGGCAAAGATTAGCCCCGTCGCTGCGTCTGTGAATAGTTCAATCATACCTGAATCTCCTCCTTCATTGAGACAAAGTCTCTCTCAAATAGCTCGTCAACGCCTGTCCAGATGATGCCGCCACTAGTGCTATTGTCGTTATGGTCGCTAATGAGGACAGAAGTTCCCGATAAATGCAAGCGTGAAATGAGGGTGAAGCCTTGGCCTTGAAAGACTTTGTCATTCTCGCCGACGTAGATCCATTTACTGCCTGTTGGCAGGTATCTCATTCAGCCTCCCATCCGTTCTCGATTTGCTTCTCTAGGTTAGCTAGTGCTCGCCATGCCACTGCGTCCCACTCCCCTTCAATGAGGTGCCGTGAGAGCGCGTCCAGCTCGTCCGTGGACTTGTTTCTGTCCCAATGAAGGGGCTTGTCTGGGTGGTGCTGCTGGTTCCCTCGATACGAGAGCCGCGCTACGGCTGCTAGTGCCTTCGGGAAATACATCAAGCACCCCGTGAATACAGGACATCCCTTGCGTTCCTGTGCGTCTGTTCCGAATATTGTTTTCATATTAGTCTTTTCGTGACGTTTAATTAATCTAAGTTATGCGGTATTATGAATTAGAACATCACCCCATCAACCATCGTTTCAATCGCTTCATCGAGGGAAATCTTTTTCTGTTCTTCTCTGATCGGGTCTGCGATGCGGATGGCATTCACCTTCCCGTATTCCTCTTCTCTGAAACCCCTAGAATCGAAGTCGAACCAGAAGTCTTTGCAGAAGCGTTTGCGGTGTCCGTTGCGCTGCTTCCAGCACTTCAGCCTAGCGTCTGGCTCATGCACCATCTTGTTGTAGTCCTCATGTGTCACCCCTGCCTCTAGCACTTCTTCCTTCTTGGCGTTGCGGTGCCAAGTGAAGACATTCTGGAAGGGCTTAACCTGACCATTGCTACCCTCTACCCCATCCATCTTAGCCATCACGTATTCTCCACCCTCCTTGTATGTGCTGTGAGCGAGCATAAAAATGTGAAGGGGGCGAAGCATAGCGGCTAGTTTCTTCACCTGTTTAGCCGTCTCGTCTTGCGCGGCTAGGTCGTTCTTCATCGTGAGGAAGGACATACTGTCGATGTAGCACATCGTGACGTTGAAGCGTCTGACCGCGTAGATGATGTCACCTTGGAGGTTCTTCCATGTCACGTTGTCTCCCTCGTTATCAATGCACATCAGTCTACCCTCATGCCAAGCGTGGAAGCTGCGGATGTCGTCGTCCTTCGGGAAGCGTCCGCACCACTGTTGGCACATATTCTCCATCACTTCAGTGGAAGGGATCTCAAAGGAGACATAGAGCACCTTCTTCCCCGCGTTCAGGTCGTTCAGGGCCATCTGGTAGGAGGCATCTGACTTCCCGTGTCCAACGTATCCGTGAAGCAGAGAGCACTCACCAGGCAGCGGTTCAAACGGGACATCGAAAACCCAGTTCCCTGCCGCCTCAAAGTTTCTGCGTTCTCGGCGCATCTCAAGGGTGTCGTTCAGCAGATTCTCGCCCGTGCTGATTGTCGGCGGATCATACGTCTTAGCCTTCTTGATCCACTGTAAGGGCGTATGGGTGCTCTCAGGTGCCTTTACTAGCACCTCGTTGCAGTCCTTGTAGTCATCTGGTAGCAGAACTCGGTAGCACCGTGAGCTTCCTAAACGTTCGGCTAATTTCTTTGCGCCGTTCTCACCTGCGCCGTCGCAGTCTAGGAACATATTGATGCGCTTGAATTGCTCAAGGGCCGTGAAGTCGTGCTCAAGGAATGTTAGGTTCCCCGTGCCATTTGGGAGGGAGAGAACAGGGATGTCGTTCAGTCCCAGCATTTGGCGAAGGGACATGGCATCTTCCTCGCCCTCCGTAATGCAAATCTCCGTATGATGCGGTTTAACAGTCCACCATCCCCATAGCGTAAGCCATGAGTCGGGGCTGATCCAAATGTCTTTCTTCCCATTTTGAGTCCTGTTGATTCCAGTTGATTTAAGAAATGCGTTGTCGCCGTCTGGCGTCTTGTATCCGTAGCCTACGAAGTGCTCATTGAACGGGGACTTCCTGTTGTGGTTGAAAACCTTGTATTCCGTCAGCGTTTCTTGCGTGAGGCCGCGCTCCTTCATGTTTTTTAGCACCTCGCCTTCAACTAGGCATAGTGCTTTCCTGCAGAACCCCTTGGGCTTCTTGTTCGTGAACTGCTGGATGTTTGTTATACCCACCATCCGGCCAGCTTCACCCTTGGCCTCGGAGAATGACTTCAGCCCCTTAGCCTTCCAGATCAGTGAGAGCATGTCCCCGCCAATCCCTTCAGCGTGGTCATACCACAAACATTTGGATAGATCGACCTTCATTGAATCGCCAGCGGCGTTATGAACATCGCCAACAATCCAGTTATTGCCCACCTTCTTCCCGTTCCCAAGGAGCTTGCGGCATATTCCCTCTGCGTCCGCATTGAGCTTGTTGCGGATTAGCTCTGTTGTGTCTTTGTTCATCTAGTTCAGGAGTGCTTCGGACTTCTGGACTACAGATGCAGTCGCCTTGTCGCGAATAAGCAGGCGGTCTTCAACCTTGGCACAAGAGTGCGTGACACAAGGAGACGATCTACCGAAAGCCTCCGCGATGTCAACGCCCTTGACCCGTCTCCGCGAGCACAGATAGATGGCGATTGCTCTCGCGTCTACCACCCTAAGCACGCACCTACCAGGCTTTAGCATTTTCTCTACGCTAACATCTGTGGCGCGGCTTACTGCGTCCATCACCGCGTGGATGTCGCGGGTTGATTTTTGTTTTTTCATTTCAGTGTTTGTTTTCATGGGTTTCCTATATTATTCGTTATCTACCTTATACCGCTTAAACTGGCTGCACACGCTCGAAACGGGGCAGTAGTGACTGCACTTCGTCTGGTCTTCGGGCTTAGTGTTCTCCTCTACGAACAGATCCTTCCCGTCGCAGTATGCCATTGCCTCCATCTCAGTATCAAACGTCCGTGATGCGCGTCCTCCAACCTCCTTCACGCATCTGTATGCGCCCCGTGCCCAGCGTTCTTCTGCTGTGCATTCTGGGCGAGTTGAGCGGCCTAGAACAATTTGGTGAATCTTCTCCTCAATGAACGCTTCGGTGTCTTCGGGCTCCCACATCGGGATGTCGTAGCTGAAGCTCGGAACGCTTTGGCCGCGAACGATCTTAGGAATGGATGCACCAAGGTTGATTGCGTCAATCCATAGTCTCCGAACCTGCCGCCCGTTGCGGGTAGCGAGGTATCTCTGGATATTCAACTGCTGCACCCATTCCTCCTTCATCCCCTTGTTCATGCTGAAGTCCGAGATGAACTTCATGTCCCTAATTTCCCCATACACAATACGGTCAAGCTGTGCGCTGATGACGAACGGCGTGTCCCCGTATCTGATAGTAGAATACAACCTCACCTCTGTCTCGTCGGACTTGATAAGTTTCTCTACCGCCAGGTGCAGGGCTGTGCCGTTAGACGCGGCCATCAGAGAGGACGCCTTAATCTTAAACGGCGTCTCGCACTCCGAGTTCTTCACGAATGATTCCCAGAGCACGATTTCGCGCACGGGTTTCAGTAGTGACGTGGCGGTGAAGTCGGATTCCCCGCTGTCATACTGCGCTTGCAGGATCTCGATGAACTCCATGTGGAAGTCCGAGAGCCCTAAGTCGTTGACTATCTCAGTTTTCCTCATGTGGTGGTTCTCCGTATTTATGTGTGAGTAGTGAATTTACTGACTGGAGGTGATGAACTCCATCGAGAACTAGGTAGCAAGCGTCCCAGTCCTCTTCCGTAAACCACACCTTCGGTTCTGGAGGGACGTAGTCCCTGATATAGCACTCTTCGGGCCAGTCAAAATCACCGTTGTCTAACATAATTTTAACGGGCATAGTGATTTGTCTGAAGGAGCTGCGTTCATCCACCTCATCAATTTCATACCACTTTCCGCTGATCATTACTTTCCCGCCTTCTTTGTATTTGTTTTTCATTTTGTCCTTTGTGTTTAGAATGGTGTCTCTGAACTTCCTTCACCTGAGCTTCCGCCAACCTTGTCCAGACGGAACGCACTGAGGTCGGAGTAGTATTTCCCGTTGTATTCGCGGGACTCCACTTCAAAGCTCACCTCCACGGTGTCGCCCACTGAGTTATACTTCAGCATTTGGTCCATGCGTTCTGGCTTCTTGGCTCCGCAGAAATACGCGAAGGCATACAGCTTCTCAGCCCCCTCGTATCCGTCGTTATTAGAGACAACAATAGTTGCCTTCTTAGATCCTGTCGCAAACTCCTGAACTGGAGTGATAGTTTTGATTGTTCCTTTTAGCTTATACATAGTATTATTGGTAATTCTGTGGTTATTCTGCGTTCTCGAAATCGTGTTTAGCTGTGTCCTTCGCGGCGATCACCTTGGGGTGTGATCTGACACCCGCAGGAAGGCCCGTAAATGCCTTCTGAAGCTCCTTCATTGTCTTAGCTGAGTCGATAGCCGCAATAGCCTGTTCTGGCGTCATCTCAGGCACTACAGCGGCTACGGGCTTTGCTTGCTTCAGGGGCTTGGCCTCCGTAGATTTGCCGTGCGTGTTTGTGGAGTCAGCGTCCTTGGTGTCGTCGATTAGAAACAACCCATTGAGCGCATACTTCCGAGCGTAGCTTGAGGCTGAACCAAACGCCTGTGGCAATGCCATGCCTCCAGCCTTCTCGATCCCTGCCTGTGCTTGGACGGTCGCGGACTCCTTCCCGTCTGTAACGGAAGCGGTGGCGTTCACATAAGATCCAATGGCGCATTCTTCAACGCTGTCTGATACGGTGAGCGTAAGCCCGTGCTTCAAGAGCAACGGCTTGACGGCCTCAAGGATGTCTTCGCAGCTTCGGTAGTTGTATTTACCAAAGTTGTTCCTCTGGTTCTTAGGAGCCTTTAGCTCGTTCTGTAGTTCTGTTAGTTTTTTCATTATTTGTCTTTCTGATTGTTCGCCAGTTTCGGCAAGATAAGCGTTAAAAAGTGCTGTTTCGCTGCGTGCAGATGTTTACAAGATCCTGATTGCCTCACGGCGTTCGGGTCGAACTCATCGTCTTGGTGTTTTTTTCTTCTACAAGAAAAGTCCTTACACTGGCAGCTTCCTTTTCCACTGTTGTCAAGCACATCCACCATATAGGGGAGCCCATCCGATTCTGATGTGACTAGATACTCCCCGCCGCCAGTATGTTCAATCTTCATACCTCAAGCCATTTATACGACCTGCCATGTTTAAGCTCATAAAGGACGCGCTTATCTACGCCAAACTCTTTGGCTACTGAAAAAAGCGCCCTTCCATCAAATTCTCCGTTGAGAATGCCTCGCTTGAGCCTCTTAATCAGATCCAGATTATGCGGAGAGGTGTTTGTTGGTGATAGTCCCGTTTGCTTAGCGTGATGCTTGTTCTGTTGGTCTGTAACCCACTCTAGGTTGTCCATAGAGCAGTTCAGCTTATCGCCGTCTATGTGGTTTACTTGAAGCTTCTCCATGTTATCAACTGGGTTAAATGTTTTCATCAAAAACCTGTGTTTGTATACCTGAAGGCACTGGTTTTCAAAGCACAGTGTCCATCTCCAATAACCAGGGTTGGAGACAGTGCATTTTATCACCCTGCCCGCTTTCGATGTTTTGCATGATTTAACTCTTATCACTTGATCCTTAACAGCGTCGTATGCAAAATACCCGCGAGTGCCTTCAACTGGAATTAGTTCGTTGCTCATTTGGATATCATTCACATTAGGGAGGTGTTGTCAAACATTGTTTACTACACCTGCCCTGCATCCCGCTTCGCCCTGTATCTCGCCCTTGCACTGTCTCGGCGTTTCTTCAGGCACACGGGGCATAACGCCGCTAACGTGCCGTCTGGTTTCTTCGCTAATGGCTTCCCGCATTGCGGACAGCGGCCTGCTTCCAGCATACGGATCTGATAGGCGCGTTGTTTTGATTTTTTCATAAGTAGATGTGTTAAAGCAGGTCGGCTTAGTAGTACTTATGCGCTGGCTGGATCTCGTCCTCGATGTCCTCCCAAGTCGAATACCATTCGCCGAACTTCTCGTTGAACTCAGCCGCGTCCTCATACACCACGTTGTCGTAAACAATAGCGACGACAAATGCTACTTCGCCACTGCGGACGCCGTGCCTGGTATGGTTCTCGCCGATGTCGGTGTCGTAGATGATCTCAAAGTCCTCTAAGAACTCGCGCTCCCATCCAGCGTAAGGGGTGTCTGTGTTACTTGCTGTGTTACTTGCTGTGTTATTCGTTTCCATTTTTTAGCTCCTCGATTTCTAGTAAAAGTGCGTCGTTCTCCAGTAATAGGGCCACGTTATGGTTTTTCTCAACCCAATATTGTGCGACCCAGTTGTTAATGAGGGTATTCTGCTTGTCCCCCATAGCGCACAGATTCTTGATTGTTCGGGTCTGCTCTAAGTCTTTAACAAAGAGTGTTTTGCACTCGGCCTTGATTTCCTCATGCACTTGCATCAGTGCGGCAATTTCATCGTTTGGTAATTTCATTTCGTAGATCAGAGTGCAGGGGTTGTGGTCAATGTCAACATAATTGAGCTTCTAATGTGAGAATTCTCCGGGGTTTTCTCACACTAAAAAGAATCTGATCCGAGCCCGTTTAAGTTCCTATCTATCTGCAGTGGAAAAAAAGAACGAATAAAGCGGGTTACTTTTCTTCCGAGGGCAAATTGTAGCGCAGGCAGCTCTTTGTATTGTTAGAGCTTCAATGACCGTAAGAGGGAACATGCGGAGCTTAGTCCCTCAACTATTTGTTTTCCATTCCGCGCTGAAGCGTAGTGCTAATCGCGTTTTTATTTAAGGGCTTCTCCCTCAGGCTTTAAGACATCATCGCAAGCGAACAAGTAATCATGCCGATTAACCGCAATCCCAGTTACCCGCTTTTTCCACCCGCTTTTCGCGTTATTAGACAATCCTAGCAACGCCCTCATTTTGCGGCTAAGGCCCTGCCCCGACGTCATTAGGCAAAGGATGTTTTCATCATCTATGATGACGTTTTCAGTCCATGATGCCCTTATCAGGTTATAAGTTTTCTGCCTGCTTAGTAGTTTCTCGGCGTTCTCTCTAGCGCGTTTGACGGATTTTGCTTTCTTGGCCTTAAAAGCTTTTTCTGCTATCTCTTGCGCTACAGCATGCAACCCGCGCTCCAGGTCTTCCAGTGGGCACAAGAACCACTCTCCACGCATCCTGTGTTTTTTAAACCGCCTATGCATTGCTGCCTCTGCCTTTTTTGCAGTCGCTCGATTCTTGAACTGAACCGAATACATCAGCTTTAGTGTCTCTGGGTTAGACGTTTGGAGCCCAGCCATGCGTTTTTTCACATCATTCGCTAGCCCTACTTTATAGTATTTACCAGACTGTATTATATAAACATTCATATTTGATTGTAACTTTAAGGGCTTCTCCCTCACGCGGCGGGGCCTGTCTGCTCTGTAAGGCTCTGTAAACCTTCTGCTCTGTAAGCTTAGGCTCTGTAGGGCTCTGGAGGACGTCCCTGCTTGCTTTATCTTGCACGGAATGAAAAGCCCCCTTGCCCCCATAGCAGTAGCTACAGGGACAGGGGCTTATCATAGCGCGATGGAGTAGTCCCTCCTGTGCAATAGAGCCCGCTTTCGCTCATTCTCCTACCCGTTTCGCGTAAACCTCCTTAACGCCATATTGGGAGTAACAGAGAATGTTATGCCCCACTCACGGCAGGATGCTCCTGTCTGGCTTAGTCGCTCGCGGGGTTGTTAGCTAGGATAACAGGGTGCATATATCGACCCTCCCAGCATTCGGGATACAATAAAGCCCCGATTCCGTGATGGGAAGTATCGAGGCTTTAAAGTGGTGCGAAACCGAAAGTCTTTTAATATCCCATCACGGATATGTAACGCTCAAAATGCAGGAGCTTTGTCTTTGGGTCAAATAAAGAGTTTGAAAATAAAAAAGCCCACATGGTCAGGTGGGCTGCTGGCTGAAAAGTTGCTCGATTCGATTCAACGTGCTTGAAAATTGAGGAGGAAAACAAAATGAACCCCCATGCGAGTAGCACTGTTTGGCATAATGCTACTCAGTTTCATTTTTGCGAGCACTTAGTTTGAAAAGTTAGACTCGATAATATACTCCAGAACGTCAATTGACGGCCTAGACGGTGCCGCTGCCTGTATCGGGCAATCGGAAGCCTCCAGAAGCGATTCTGGGCCTTCATTTATCCATTCCATAATCCTTTCAGCGAACTGATCAGGCGTTTCTCTGCGCGCTCGGGCAATCTTCGCTTTCTCTTTGCCTTTTTCGCTTTGCCTATAGCGTTTCTGGGACGCCTTACTCTTTTCCGTTTTGGAATGCCATCTCCAGTAATCAGGATTGCGTTCTCCGTTAATCCTTGAGGGCGGTTTTTCTGTAGTGTTCATTTCGTTTTCCTTTACGTGTTGGTTGTTTAGCATCCCACTAGATCACGCGCCTTCGGGATGTAGGATAATGCTTTTTCAAGGGTTCTGAAACGAAAGTCCTTTCCCGCGCACTTGCTATTTCCCGCGCTTAGACAGTAGACCACGTGTTCTCCGCTTCTCCCAGATTGCTTTCTTATACTATACCAAAACCCGCCTTCTGGGCTTTGATATGATTCGATCATTCCTAGCTTTTCCATGTCCAAACGCTGGCCTTACCGCTTCGCCGAGTCAAGTGCATAAGACTATTTACTTGAAAATAATTCAGATCCCTTGTTTTATTATGCCCAGAAACATAAAGATGTTGACAGGACTGGAACACATGGTCATTTTAGGCCAATGGTTCATCTAAATAAATCAAGCGAAGGGGTTCTGCATTTTAACGAAAGACCCTTTTTCGTTTCAAAAGAAGGAGAGGTGTCTGTTTTATCGCTCTTCACTAAAAAAAACACTACCCCAAAAAGGAGAGTTTTAAAGTCGTATGTAAACAGAAGCAATGGATATTGTTACGTAAGGCTTAATGCTGATGGGGCCACAAAACTATGCTCGGTTCATCGCTTAGTAGGCATGGCTTATGTCGCTGGCTTCTGTGAGGAAAAAGATATTCACCATATTGATGGAAACAGAACAAATAACCACTTAGAAAATCTTAAGTCGGTAACGAGATCTGAAAATCTTAGGTCAAAAATGGAACCTAGGGGTGTTTCTAAATATAGGGGTGTCACTTTTAGACCAAGATATATTAAAAAGTGGCTTGCGCGCGTTAGAGACCGCAATGGAAACGAGGTCGATCTTGGTAGGCATGAAACCGAGGAAGAGGCTGCGCTTGCTTTTAATGCTGGTGCAATCGTTCACGGATATGATAAAACAGCTCTCAATGACCTCTAAAGAAAAACCATACGCTAATGGTAAATACACCGAGTCTAGAATGCGCTCGATGATAACTTCCGCATTGAGGCGTTGCCGATTTCCGACTAAATATGATGCGCTAAAACTGGCTTTTGTTAAGGACGGAATCAATCCCAAGACAGGCCGTAAGTGCAAGCTTCACAAATGCGCCGAATGTAAAGAGCTTTTCCCCGCTTCGTCTATGCAAATTGACCACATCGAGCCAGTAGTTCCGCTTGAGGGATTTGATAACCCTGTCTTCCTCGGATACGATTGGAACGAATATATTCAACGCCTATTCTGTGACGTTAAAAACTTTCAGGCCGTTTGCAAGCCTTGCCACAAAATGAAGTCGGCAGAAGAGCGGAAGATGCGCCGTAAATAGCCTTGGCTTCGCCAATGTTTCAGTGTGAGAAAACTCCGGAGAATTCTCACATTTTTGGCGTTGCATTGCCTTTTATATGTGCAGACGCGGGCAGCTTTACGGCATGTAAAGGCATCTACAAGGCGTCTTGCTTCGCTCTACGAGCCAGAGGTAGGGCTAGCCGTCGCAAGGCCGTGAGACGCATTTCAGATAGGCATAAAAAAGGAGCACCTACCTTAGCAGATGCCCCCTTGTTTTGTCTCTATCCTATCCGCAATGAAAGTCTATTTCTTCGGCTTCTCTCCTTTGTCAACAAATAGTCTTAGATGCGCTTCATGCCGCGCTAGGGCCTTTTTGCGTTGTGCTTCAGTGGGCTCGATGGGCTTGGCTTTCTTTTTATCCGACACGTTGAGCCCTCCTTTCGTCTCTCCATTTCAGAAAGAAGCCCTTTGGGGCCATTGAGTTCAGCTTGCGAATGCCTTGCATTGTCACGTTAAAGGCCCGCTTTGTTTCTTGATAGTCTTTGGTTCGTTTAACGCTATCGGGGGTCAATCCCATCGGGCCTTTGGGATATGAGCGCAAGCGGTTACTGAGTTCATCGCTTGCGATTTCTAGCGACTTAATTGACGCCATATAAATTTCATAAGTCATTGTTATTCCCTTTCTATTGGTTAAAATGCTTTGCGACGTTCGCGCTTTCGACTCCGTTGCCATATTGCACAGGCCCCAAGACACGCTCTAATTTGCGCTCCAGGGCTTTGCATTTCTGCTCTAGCTCTTTTATAGTCAACTCGCGGCTTGCGATCTTTTGGCGCTGTTCTTGAATGAGGATTTGATCTGATTTCATTGTTTTTGTTATTGTTTCCATGCTCAGAACTCAAGACTCCTAGCATTGACCTGTCAAGACATTCGCAACAAATCTTGCAATTGATTTAAACACAGTTATAACACTCTAAACATGAGCAACT